GGTATGATCTTACGAAATTGGCTTGCCATGTTTTGACATGTTTGCAATAATGTGTTTTCATCTACTTCATATCTCACATTCCATCCATCAGCATAGCGTATATCAGCAAGTTTTTGTTTAATCTCATACGGGGCTCTTATTGTGCTACCCTTATAGTTGGACAACCATGCTTTCACACAGTTATTCTTACTATGGAGCAATTCATTTAGTACAGCTACAGATGGACAATCTAAAGTTACAGCAATTGGTGCTGTTCCAAGGTAGTGCTCTTTTATTATTGTTAATTCCTGCATGGAATTTAAGTAGGCTTTATATTTATCAAATACAATTTCAGTTGCTTGGGTTGATGTTACAGCAGCCTCTTTATAATTGAATTGACCAGGTGTTATAGCCATGAAAGTTGTTTGAGTAAGTGGATCTGTTAACATCCATTCACCATTGAACACTGTTGGTTCATCCAGTCCTAATCGTCTGATTATTCCAGATGAACAATCTTCAGTCATTTCATAGTATTCTTTATAGCCTGAGAAGTGCCACCATTTTGGTGTAACTTTCTTGATAACATGGTTAGTTGCTATTAGATAAATACTTTTATCTTTTCCTTGATTTATCCAAGACAAGTACCTCTCATAGTCTTTACTTGATAGTATATCATCAAGTATATATATTCCTTCTTTTGTTGGTGGTTTCTCAAAAGGGTCCTTTGTTTCAGCAAGTTTAATTATGTCAAAACCAGTTACAAAGGAAAGATCAGTTGCCATTTGTTCAACAAGAGATGTTTTTTGCATCCCTGCTTTTCCTTGAACACGAGTTACAAAGAATGATTTTCCTGATTGTGGTATTTGTTCGCCACCATATCTGGCTATAATTCTTCTTAGCTGTTCGATACGTAAATTGTATTCTTCTGGTCTCATTTTAAGGTCAAAATCTCCTGTCCCTAAGAACATTTCACGACTTGACTGCATAAAAAGTAATTCTTTCATGGCTACAATTCGTGTTACAGTATTGAATAAAGCCTGGAATGTACATTCTTCCCAATCTGCAGGTGCAGGGGTTAAAGTTGTTGTTGTACATATTTGAACCTTTAGATGTGAAAAGTCTGGTCTAAGGTGGGAG